AAAATAGTCTTTTAAAGAAACTCCCGCACCATAAAAAGTTACTGAATAACTATCGGGTTTTCCGTTTTTTAGGTTTGTCTTTTCAAGTTGAATTTTACCCCTTCTAAAAAATGTTGTGTCAATTTCAATATATGCGTTGTATCGGTTTTGATACAAAATTGTGGCATCAACATCGTTTTGGTAAAAGTGCTGAAATATTGCGTTGTTTATAGGTGAACAAGGAATTGTAAAACCTTGCGAAAAATCAGTATAGATTTTGCTTATGTCACTAATATTTTGAATAGTCGAACTTACACTAATTTTTTCATCGTTGAATAATTCTAAACGTGAATAATTTAATTCGGTTTGTGCTAAAGCCGTTTCAATAAAAATTGCTACTTCTCTTTTCATTATATAACTGAATTAATAACATCGTATGCAAAATCAAATTCCAAAGAATAATTTATTTGCTTCGTGTTTATCTTCTTGAATAACTCCGTGCTTTTCGTGTTTATTTTTGCGGGTTTACTATCTATTAATATTTTTTCACTTAACATAATTTGTTTTAAAACTTCGTTCCAACTTTCATTAACCCAACCCGTATTCACTTTTATTTTTTTACTTCCATTTGTATTAAATGTTTTCCTTTGTCCTTCGGATATATCAAAAGCAAAACTATCAGTTTGCATTAAATTGTATTCCGTGTTTTCAACATTGAAGTTGTCGTTACTTGCTTTAAAAAAGAACTCCCTTTGCCACGCTCCATATCTATTCACAAAGTCAATAATTACGGGTGTATATCTACATTCGTTAAGTGCTTTAAAAATAAATGTTCTTAAAACATTGTTTTGTGCATCAACAATCTCAACTTTATTTCCCAGTTGTTGAAGTGTTGTATCAACTCGCCTAACATCTCTTGTTGTTGATGCAACTGCAATTGTATTAACGATTGTATTTGTTGTTAAATTTCTATATTGCACACCCGCATTAGTAATTCGTATTTTTCCCGCATCACTTGTTGGATTGTAATAATAAGTGTCTGCATCAAGTCCAATATTTCCTAAATCAAAATTTGCGCCTTGTTCATAATAACTATATCCGTCAAATGCTACATATACAAGCGGACTTCCGACTTGTGTGTATGTCGCTCCGTTCAACCTATATTTTTTTATTTGAACATTAAGCTTTTCTATAGCGGGTGTTGTTGTTGCAGTTCCACTTGCTGAACAAGAAGTAAATTTTATAAATTCTCTTATGTATGGACTTATGTCATATAGCGTTGTTATGTTTGTTGGAGAAGGTATTAATTTACTTAAAGTGTATGTAGGTAAATTTGGAACAACTGAACCATTATACAAAAACAATTCTAATTTTGAACCACTTTGTGGTGTTGGGGTTGTTTCTGCTATTTTAACAATAAATGGTGAACGTGCGAATATTGGCATTTGTTATTTTTTTTCGTTTGCAAATTGTGTGTACATAAATAAGTTTACTGCATCTAACCCAAACTTTTCTATTAGTTCATCGGGCAATCTTTTAAATGCTTTTTCAAATGGTGTTGTAAAAAACAAACTTGGTTTAATTCCCGAAAAATAAATACTTCGTGCCATTAAAAACTTTAATGTTTTTCTACTCATAAATTTTCCGTCTTTGTCTCTTGGTGATAATCCTTTTCTAATTATCCACTTGTCAAGACTTTTTGTTAATCCGCCTTTTTGCCCCGAACCACTTCCAAACTTATAAGGTGAATTCGGTGCTTTTTGAACTCCGTAATTTTTTGATTCTTTTGGTAAAGCATTTGGGTCTTTACCTTTAACTCCTTTGTCTTGAAACTTTCCATAATCATTCATTTCAAAGTCCATATAAAAACTATTAGGCATTGCCCTAACGTTTCCATTTAAACTTTCAAAAAGTCCTTTAGACACAATTTTATTGTCACGACTTAAATTATTTTTTGCTTCAGCAATAACAAAATCACGAAACTTTTCAAGTGTTTTTTGTACTTCGGATTGTTCCATATTAACAAATTGTCATTTCATTGGGTGTTACTATGTCAAGTGTCATTGTCCATCCCGCCATATAATTCTCGAACCTTTCAGTAAATGGTTCTAAAGTTGCCGTGCCTTCTACTTGGAATAAATCATACATTAAAGTCCCACGTTTTAAAATATCGTATACTCTATTTAATACTGCGTGTTGTGTGTTTAGCACATCAATTTCATTATCGTTACCTAAAAACACATCGGTTGTTGCAGACTTTGAAATATCTACAATATCCATTGCGATAAGGCTTACATTCCAAGTTATGGTTTGTTCATCAATTGTGCTACTATTAACAATTATATGAATCAATGGAAATATCGTTTGCTTTGCCAAATCAACTTTAAAAATGTCTCCTTGTGTTATTGTGTTTACAATTAAATCTGCATCAAAGTGTGTTTTAAGTCTATCTAATAAATTGTAATAATTGCTCATCTTCTATATTTTTTTAATTGGCGATTTTCAATGTCTTGCTTTTGCTTTTCAAAGGTAAGATAAGTGAGACATTCAGTAAGTTTGAAGTTTGTGATGTCATTAAATTTTGTGAAATCTCCGTTTGCAAGTCGGTAAAGGCTTGTATACCATCCCCAAGATTTTCCAAATTGAGTCGCTTCATTATATTCTCCGCCATCTTCGGATTCATCATTACTTCCGTCTCCAAATAAGAAAGTGAACTTTGTAATAATTCGCTTCCTAAATTCCAAAAAAAAACACTTGAACTAATCGCTATGTCCAAAGGCGCAAACTTCATTAAGTCTTGCATTTCGGGCATAGTTGTATAATCAATTATTTCATACTTATCTTTAAACTTCATTTTAACTGGGCGATACATCACCGCTAATGCTTTGTGATATGTTTCCCACTTTTGTAGATTGTTTTCCAAGTCTACATATTCACCGAATGTTATGTCTTCAAGTTTTGTGATGAATCCAAATTCTTGACTTCCGATTTTAAACGTTGGTTGAAACTTTGGCTTCTGCTCAAATAGACTTTTAAAATGTAAAATCAATTCGTTCAAATCCGTTAACTTCATTTTTACGATGTCCTTGAAATCAATACCGCAAAAAATCTGAACCATTTTTTGTGCAATAAATTCATTGTCATTACTTCCTTCTTGTGTCTTTAGGAACTTTTGGTATTGACTTAATGTGATTTCTTCTAAAGTAGTCGGTACGTTTAATTCTAACTTCATATCTATATAATTAATTATTGGTGTTTTTGTTGTGTTCGTTTTTTTGTATGTAATCGTATGCTTGTTTTAGCATATTAATATCTCGGATGTCTCGTAAATAAATACGAACCTTTACACCTTTTTTTTGGAAGATGTATATCTGAACCGCTTGCATCATTATTTCTAAATCGTTCATCTAATAAAGTATTGTCCCCGTGTTGGGTTGTCAAGTTGATATGCTACTGCGTAACGCAAAGCATCTATTGCGTGGTTGTGTTTGTCTATTGGTGTTTTGCTTTTCTTTTCAAGCCACGAATAGTTGTTTAGTTCTTTTATTAAGTCAACGCTATCTTCACTCACTATTAAGTCGTAGTCTTGTAGCAAAGTTATTCCGTAGATTACCGAGTCCGCTCCTTTGATTGTAGCCACAACGTTATTACCTAAAGCATTCAATTCGCTTATTAATCGTGGTTCGGAATTATCACCCACTATTAAATTCTTTTCGGCATACTCACTATTCAATCTTGCAATTTGGCTTGTGGTCAATGCTTGTTTATAATAGAGTAGTTGAACGTAAATAATTTTGTTTGTCTTGTCAATGTTTGTTTTAACCAACGTGGTGGGGTCGTTACTAAACCCATAGTCTTGACCGAATACGCTTACTCCAACTTCTTTAAAGTCCCCAAGTTTCCAATTGGTAAAGATTACACCTTCCGCTTTATCCAACCATCCGCCCATAATTGCGTGCTTATACTTTTCGGGTCTTCTTACCCTTATGTTTTCCACTTGGTTTAAGAAGGACTCGGATAGGTTTTCAATATTATCCAAGTACGTTGTGTGTATGTAGGTAGTATCGTTTTTTATTAGTGATGAACCTTGTTCTATTCCTTTACTCTCAAAGAACTTGTCATATATGAAATGTTCTTTTGTGGTAGGATTAAGAATAAGAATAACTCGGTTTTGTTTTGTCTTGTGCCTTATGGACAAATCTATTTTATCAAAGGTTTCTTCGTCCGTTAATTCTTCGGCTTCATCCAATACAAAAGTTGTGACACCTTGCAAAGATTTTAAGTTTGCCGTTTGTATTCCACTACTTGTTTTGATTCCCCTAAATATTATTTTGCTACCCGTGACGATGTTTATTATTTCGTCTTTTGTTACGATGAATTGGTCTTGCATTTTCATCAACTCTATCTTCTCTATAAATTCGGGTATGATAGAAATGGATGCCGAAACCAAAGTGTATCGTGTGAACAATACGATGTGTCCGCTTTCGTTAGTTAGCAGAAGTAAAAAGGTTGTGACACTAAAAGACTTGGACGAACCACGACCCCCAGTTACAATGAAGTATCGTGATTCGCTTCCAAGATAATTAAACTTTTTATTTAAGGCTATCAATTTTGAATAGGTCTTTGACATTAAAGTCTGAAACGCTCAAGTTAGTATCGGTTGTTTGTTTAGGTTGTCCGAATGCGCTATCCATAACCGCCTTGTATGCGTTCACATCTCCTTTACTTGCTTTAACCAACATCGCCAATGTTATCATTTCTTCTTGGCTTAATTCTTCAACTTCGCCCGTGAGTCCGTTTTTTTGTTTGGTTATTAAGTCAAGATATTGCCTTGCAATTGTGCTTCGGTTCTTGCTTCCTTTCGGTCTGCCATTTGGATTTGATACTTCACCTTTTTTAAATGGTTTTAAATTTTCTTCGTTTGCCATTTCTTCACTATTGATTCACTATTGTTTCTTCTTCAGCATTTAAATTTCCTTCTTTGTATTCGTTATAGATAACTCTAACCTTGCTTACCAAATCTCTTAAACAACTGGCGCAAGAAGAAGGAACTAATTTTTGTTCTAACACCCTATTGTTTATTGCAATAAAACTTAATTGTTCTTCGCTTGTCAAGGTGTCCGTGTTTTTTTCAAAGTATGTGTCTAACGTGTTAAATTCTTCTTCGGTCAAACACTTTGGTTTTGCGTATGGAAATAGTTTATTCAACTTTTCTTTTCTTTCATCGCATCCGCAGTCTTCCCCTAATACAAATTTAGCAACTTTATCAATACCCGTTGCTTTTGTAATTTTCGCTAATGTGTCTCCTAATCCTTTACTTTCAGTTTTCATTTTGTTTTTTTTATTAGTTCGTAATCATTGTTTATAAAATCTTCGTAGTCTTCCCCTACATTATTTTTAATTCGTCTTTTACAAGTTTTAATCGTGTTGAATATACTTGTAACACTTATATTAGTTTCTGCACTTATTTGTCTTAAACTTTTGTCCGTGTTTTTGTATAACTCAAACAATTGCCTATCATACCAATGCCAGTTTTCGCACTCACTATCTACGTTATTTATTAGGTCGTTGTATGCTTCGTTTTCTGCGGTGTTGTTTTCTTCTGCTAAATTGCAAACATCTTCTAATGATATAAATGAGATTTTGTTCTTTTTGTTTATGTGTTGAAGAAAAGTATTCTTGAGAGCCAACCACATATAACCTTTACTGATTTGTCCGTCTTTAAATAGTTTTTCTTCGCTACTCCATTTGTACAACATTATGTACGTTTCTTGTACGATGTCTTCAGCAAAGAAGTATTCGCCAAATGAGTTCACCATTTTAACCCATTCGTTATGATGCTTTGCAACTTTAGTTAACCATTCCAATTTATATTGTTTAGATATTAAGCAAATGTATGATTAATTTTTCAACAATAAACAAACGAATTTATTAACAATTAGTTGTGTACAACAAAAAAAGCGCAAACAATTAAGTCTGCGCCTACTTTTTTTTCAACTGGCAAGATTAAAATTCATCAAAACAAAAAATTGGTGTTTGTTCACCAAGATAACTTCCAAAAATATTATAATAAAAATGTTCTATCGCTTCTTCTTCACTCATTTGTTTTGAAAGTATATTGAGACATTTTTTTACTGAATAAATCAAAACCATTTTTCTTTCTTCTACTCCGATAATTGCATCGTTAAGACCTTCTAACAATAAAAAGTTTTCTTCATTGTATCGTTCAGTTATTTCTTCTATCAACATTTGTTTATGTAATAATCAATTTTCTTTAATGTTGAAAGTGAAACATCTTTACCTTCCAAGAAGTTTGTGAGTTGGAAGAAGTGAAAGGTCACCCCATTGCTTTGAATTTCCTTAACGATGTTGTTTCGTTTTTTAAACGCTAAAACTTTGTGTACTTCTTTGCGTAGTTGTTCGTCTTGTATGTGCATAATTAAAATGGTAAGTCATCGTTAGCATCTCCGTATTCTTTTATTTGTGGCTCATTATTTTGAATTTGTGGCTCAATCTTTATGTAAGGCTCACTAAAACTTGCTGAAAAGAATTCAAGACCTTTTGCAGATGTCTTTAGCCATAACGCTACTTCCATTTCTTTACCATTTACATTTACTTTTCCTTTGTAGTCGGGGTGGTTTTCTGCCTTTTTGTTTTCGTTCTTGAAAATTGCACCAGTATTCATTTTTGTTTCCATTTTGTTTATTTATTTAAATTGTTTGTATTCGTGTTTT